GTCAGTTTGATATGGCGTAACAACAGTACATTCATACTCCTGTGCCATACTCTTTAGTGCTTTACTCACTTCTATTTGTTCTGTCCAGTCGTACTGTCCCATACGAGATGGAATAGCTGAACGCTTCACTTGGTTTATGTAGTCTACAAGAACTACTGCAACATCGAGAGCTTTCACTTTCTTGTCCATTTCGGCTTTGATTTTTGCAAGCGTCAAGCCTGGATCATAAATTACATCTACTTGTTGGGTCGGGAGAAGCCCACAGGTTGTTGTAAGTTTATGATGAAAGTCTTCAAAGTTTCGGTGTTCCTTGTATTCTTCAAAAATTCCGTTACTGTTTTCAAAACGACTAGCAAACCAGCCAGTTACAAGTTCCCATTCTTGAATACTTAGATTTTTAGTTCTAAGTCTTGAGAATGGTATCCCCGTTGCGATTGAACAAACTCTTTGTAGAGTCTGGATAGAGTCCATCTCGATGGTAAAATACATCGCAGACCTACCACTTTCAAACACATTATGAGCAATGTTAGCACAAGTTAGAGATTTACCAGCACCTCGTCGACCACCAATCAATACAAGGTCTTTTGGAGAGAACCGAATCTCGCGATCATAGTTCTCATTTAATCCCAAAGCAAGGTATCTGGAAATCTCTTCATCATCCTCAAATAGAGAGATACGTTGCATACTCTCCTGAGGCGGTTGCAAATCAACTTTCTTCTCGACATCGAGAACAATTTGATGCAGATGGGTTACTGATTCTTCTGCATTTTCAAAAGCTACAGAATTATCAATATAAGTTTCTAGTGAATCAAGTATCTCCTTTTGAGTGTACTCGTTCTTGAGATAATCAAGAAGCATTGAAGCATCCGCTTCAACTTGTACTGTCTCAATAGCATAGAGCTTTTCAAGAGACTTTGAATCACGAATAGAAAACTTTAACTCTTCAAAGGTGGGAAGAGAGTGATACGTCGTAGTATGTTTGTCTATTATAGAAAATAAACTGTGATACTCAGTTGGTAAATAATCTCGGCGTACAGAACTCCAGGTATCAAAATCCTGCAGAGCTATAACCTGCTTTATTAACGCACTTGCGATGTTCAACTCTTCCCCCGAAGATAAGGCGGGTTTCCCCGCCTAAATTAACCTGCTGCTTTTGCTTGCTTTGCAGCACCGTCATAGTCAGCCGCGATAAGGCCACGACGCGTTAGCATCGTTTTAACTCCACGAGGAGTTTTGCCAATAGCGTCTGCTATTGTGTCGACAGTCATTTCTGACACGTCGCCCAAATCTGCCAAAGGATCTTCTTTGGAAGTTCCTTTTGTAAACTCTTGACGCGGAATCGCATCAATATCACCAGAACGAAGTAGGCTGAGAGCCTTGCCTCGTACTGAGTTTACGCTTCGATCAAGAGCGTCTGCGATTTGCTCAACAAAGGCTCCGTCATTTACCATCTCAACAAAAGTTTCTTCTTCCTCTGGAGAGTAGGTTCGCACTGCTTCTACTTTGGGGGCAGGCTTGACGTGATCGGTCAGTTCCATAGAAAGAATCTTTCCTTGGATTGACTTGGCAGAAAATGCACCATTTTCAAAGTGCTCAGCGATTTGAGTGTAAGTATACTCGCCGCTGTTGTCTGATACGAAAGCTGCAAGAGTTGCTTCTTGGTCTTCCGAAAAAGTTCGTGTAGTAGCGGTAGACGCTAATTCTACTTCATAACCCATCTTTCGCAATTTGCTAGAGATTGAACGGGTTGAGGTTTCAAGTTGCTCTGCTGCTTCTGCAACAGTTGCTTGAGATATGGGAGCTTCATCTCCAACGAACTCAGTAAGTTCATTGGTACGCTCTTCAGTCCACTTAGGCAATGCCATGTTTTTCTCCTAAAAAATCTACTAGATTTTCGACTATAGTTAAGCCAGCTTCTCTGGCCTTTTGTGTTTTTTGGGACTCAACACCACTTTCATTGACGAGTATTGTTACGTCTTTAGTGACACTATCTTTGATTGTATAGCCACACTCTTGCAATACTTGAGCGGCTTGAGCCTTGGTTTTATAACTCTTTAACTTACCACTAATACAAACTACACCTACGGATACTTTCTTCTCGGGCTTAATAAACTTCCAGTCATGAGGAAGATCAATAAAAGGATATTCTTCCTCTAACCAAGTGAGAAGAGAGCCAGTCGCTATTTG